TCTAAAGTTTATCTAACTAAGGGAAGGCACTCAATAACCGTTGAGGTTGCTAACACTTTAGTAGAACAGACATCAATTGTTGATACTAAAATTTTTAGTACTGGGGATTGGAGAGTTCCTTCTACTCAAGAGTCTTCTTCTGCTAAGTTAAAACCGAAATTTATTCAACAAGGCGCAAGTTTTTATCTTCAAGTTGATGGATCTGGATCTGGAGAAATCACCTTTGCAATGGATGTGGATGATAATCCTTTCACCGCAGGAATGGCAGCAAAAGAGGTTGTTATCCCTGCAGATGGTGGTAGTGTAAGATTAAAAAGAGATGCTACTAAACAGAAAGATAATGATAAAGGATCTGGGAAATTTACTTCTGGTAAAAAGTATGGACCAATTCAAATCATAGGTGCTGGTCCCGGAACAAGAGGTCCTATTTTGACTGGAAAAAATACTCTTGGAATTCGTGATGCTGATGGCGATGATCAAAATATTAAGGTTACTATTGGTAATGTTAAAGAGTCATCAACATCAGCACCAAAGACTTCGCAAAGTTCTACTAAAAATGGTGTGAGTTATTCTGGTCCTTCTCTATTTGGATATGTTGATAAGAGGTGGAGTAAATATATGAATGATTTTTCAGTTTCTCCTAAAGTAACTGAAAATGTAGGAAAGTTTGTTCTAACTTGGGCAGGAGTTGATTTTCCCTATGCAGGAACTTATAAATTTAATTTCCAGGCCGATAACAATGCCGTTTTAAAAGTTGGTGGTAGAGAAATATTTAAAACATCTGATTTTATTGGAGAAAAAATTCAGTATACATTTAACGCAACTCCTGGTAAGTATGATGTTGTAATTGAATTGGAAAATTTTAAAACTGAAAGAGGTGGTAAAAATGACTCCAAATTTGAAAGTAATCCAATGGGAGTTGCTCTTTTTATAAGTAAAGATGTTTCGTTTACTGATACAAATAGAAAATCTTGGACAACAAATCCAATGGGAGCATCTGCAATACTAATTCCACCACCTTGTGCTAAAAAAATAGGCGGAAGAGGGGTTGTTGATAAAGTAATCGTCACAGATCCAGGAAACGGATATCTTCCTCCGCCAGAACAAGGTCCAGGATATCCAGTAACTCTTATCTTGGATGAGGTAATTGTTGAGAATCCTGGAATTAATTATCGTTGTGGGGAAGATCAAATACAAATCACACCAAATAATGGTGCCAAACTTTCTTATGATTGTGATTCATTTGGTAGGATTGGAAGTGTAAAAGTTTTAGATCCTGGAATAGGTTTTAATGTTTATCCTGAAATTAAAATGGTGGCAGGTGTCCCTACAGATAGTTTAACGGGAATAAACGCATCATTCCGCCCAGTTTTCCGTGTAGTGAGAGATCCTGTTCAATTCTTAGAAGATCAAAAGATAAAACAGGAAGCACTTATTCAGGTTACTGATCTTGTTGGACTCAAGCAAACTGGTTATGTGGACGGAAGAGCATACTATGGTGCTGTTTACTATGATGAAGGCATTCCTTATGCTGGATACTACAAGACTACTGGACCTCAAACAAGAGTCTATGCAACCCTACAAGAAAGCATTACTGCTCGTGTTACTACACCACCAAGTGCAATTCAGAGATCTGGTACTGATATTCGTAGTAATGACCCAAGACTTAATATTCCAGGAACTCCAGAGTCTACAAGCGAACAATGATAAAGTTATTAAATAGTAACATATTGAATATTCAATACTAATGGCAACCGCTCATAACAGAAATAATACAAAACTTGGTTCTAAACCTAAGGCGGGAAGGGAAGAACTTCTTGCGGATAATATTTCAAGAAATAATACCGCAAAACAAAATTACACTGCATTAACTTATGGTAATGATCATGGGTCATTGCAGTTTGGATATATTCATAAGCAAGGCGATGTAACTGCTGATGTAATGTTGCAAGCATCTGATGCAAGACATTCTGTTGTTCTTGATAAAGATGGTCCAAGAAAAGGAAGCACTCAAATTACAGCTCCTGGTCGTATATCAATAGAAGCAGGTGCTGATAAAAGTGAGGCAGAGGATACTCTATTCATTCACTCTTGGAATGGTAATATAACTATTGTTGCATCTAATGGAAAACTCAGACTTCAAGGAACTGATGTTGAGATAGTTGCCATCGGTGAAGGTGGATCTAAAGGAAACGTTAGAATTAATGCAAGTGAAAGTATTTCACTTGATTCTAAAAAGTTTTTAGTCAATGCTTCATCTTTATATAAGTTAGCAACACCTGGAACTGCTGAAATTGTGGCAAACTCTGTTATGAAAATGTATGCACCACTGATTCGTGGAGTAAGTGATGCTGTATGCAATAAAGATGGAAAGTCTGGCGGAAGAACTATCCAAAAACAAAATACAAAGTAGGAGAAAATCATGGCATTTTTAATGGATGATAATGCAATTGGTGGACAAATGATGGTTGGTGCTGGAGTGCCGAAAGCACTTGGACTTGGTAAAAATAAAATTAACGGATCTGCTTTTGTTGAAGGTCCTCTTCAAGCAGGAGAAGCGGGAGCACATAACACTGCAAAAGCAACTTTAATGTTGGGTCCTCTCACGAATCCTGATGCAAAATCAAATCCACTATATTCTTTGTGGTCAAGATTGTATTCAAGATTTCAAAGTTTTGTGAGAGTTGATTTACTTTTAAAATCAACATATATTGAAGCAAAGGTTGTAAGAACACAAGTTCTTCAAGCATCAATTAAAAACTTCGTAATTCCACACCCAACCAAACAAGGAAAGCAGTTAGTTCATACTTGTCTGGAAGGTCCTGAGAATGGTGTTTATGTTCGCGGAAGGTTACTGAATAAAACTGAAATTGAACTTCCAGAATATTGGACAAATTTGGTAGATGAAAGTACAATTACAGTATCTTTAACTCCAATTGGAGCACACCAAGATATTATTGTAAAAAGAATTGGAGATAATAAAATTTATCTTCAAGCAAAACCAGGCATTCCTGTAAATTGTTATTATCATATTTTTGGTACAAGAAAAGATGTTCCTAGATTAGTTACGGAGATTGAAGATTAATGGCATTTACATTCAGAAGATACGGAACCTTCACTGGTCCTGGAGTTGACATATCATATAGAGATAATGATGATTTTTCTTTAGATCCTTTTGATGGACTTTTTAATCTTAACGATGTCTCTATGGTTTTGGTAAACACTGCAGAGTCTCCAGCAGATTATGTTTACATGCACTTGAATGGTAGTAGCACTGCTACAGTGACATTGGAACGAAACAGTGGACCAATTCCAACTTTTAATGTGGAAGCAAACCAAACCAATTTCAGTGGGGACGTTGATGTAACCGGAACTGTAACTGCACTGAACTTCATTGGTACATGGTATGGAAACAGTGTTGGGGCGGTAAAAGCATTTGATATCTCTCACCCATTAAAAGCAGGTTATCGCCTTCGTTATATTTGTTTAGAGGGTCCAGATGCAGAAGTATATTTGAGAGGAAAGATTGAAAGTTCTAATGTAATTGAACTTCCTGATTATTGGAAAAATTTAGTTGATGTTGAAACTATTGGTGTCACACTAACTCCTATTGGTGTTTATCAAGAACTCTTCGTTGAAAAAATTGAATGGGGTCAAAGAATTATTATTAAAAATAATTTAGGAGGACCAATTAATTGCTCATACGTTGTTTATGGGCAAAGAAAAGATGTTCCTAAGAACATTACTGAGTATGAAGGGACAAGTGCAAAGGACTACCCTGGAGAAGTCGCCCCCTACACCCCTTGACACCAGACCCAAAAGGTCCTATAGTACTTAGGTAATCAAAGGACGAATGAATGCAAGACGAGTATCTCTCACGCTGCGTTGTAGACCCTATTAAGCGTACAGTATATCTGTATTCTAATGAAGGTTCAGAAAAGCAAGTGACTTGTGATACAGTAGATGAGTTTATGAACGTGCTAGAGTTCGTTCGTGCTACAGTGGATGAAGAGACTCTCTCATACGCAAATCCACTTTAAGTTTCATTTTTGGGGATAAAATTCCCGGCAAAAATTCTCACACGATACTTTTTTTAAAATGAATCCTTATCGCATTAACTACAAAGCACTGAAACAAGAACCAGTGAAAACAACACCAGAGAATGTGAAGGAAGCAAATGAGAACTTGTTTTGTGCTCGTTGGAATTTGCCAACTGC